GTCGCCCCCTTGGGCGATGATCCCCTCGCCAGCCTGCCGCCCGTCGCGGCAGTCTGATCAACCCGGCCAAGCCTGCCGGAGATCAAACGGCGACGGCGCTGTTACACCAATCCAAGGGACACGATCGACTGCGCCATGGGCCTCCCGGGGCGAGATTGCCTATTCCACGCCATCTGAAAGCCCTGTGAGCGTTCCTGCGAGCCGGCTTGCTCAATGAGTATTCCTCTCGCAAAACTCTGCAAGCTCCCCGACTGGCTTGATGGTCGTCGTGCGCCTGAAAAACATCAACAAGGTCCGCAGCCGCAGGCGCCTATACTTTTACCACCGGAAGACCGGAACGCGCCTACCCGGTGACCCGGCATCTGCCGAGTTCCACGAGGCCTGGAAGGCGGAGGAGAGCAAGGCAGCAGGCCTCAACACGGCGCCTCTGCGTGGCACCCTCGGCGGCCTGATGCACGCTTACAAAGGGTCGCCCGAGTTTCAGCGCCTCGCAGACCGGACCAAGACGGACTACCACGGCGTCATGAACTGGTTGGCGAAGGTAGACGACGTGGCACTGACCTCGTTGGATTCCCGCTTGGTCATTGCTCTAAGGGACAAGGCTTTCGATAAACGCAAGCGCCGCTTTGCAAACTACGTGCGTGACGTGCTGTCTATCCTGTGCAGTTGGGGAAAGCCACGCGGCTTCATCGGCCAAAATCCCGCCGATGGAGTCGGGCGGATTCGCAAACCTCGAGACGCGCCAGTGGCAAACCGGCCATGGAAGCCGGTGGAACTCGAAACGGTTCTGGCCCACGCCAGCGGCCCGCTACGCGCTGCCATCGCACTGGGCGCCTTCGCAGCGCTGCGCGAGGGTGACGCCATCACGCTGACCTGGAACGCCTATGACGGAAATGCGATTGAGGGCCGAACACGCAAGACCGGTGAGCCCCTGTGGCTGCCCGCACCAAAGCGTTTGCAAGAAGTTCTGAGTGCCACGGAGCGTTCGGGCGTCCAGATAGTCGTAGGGCGGAAGGGTCCGTACACGGAGAGCGGCTTCCGTGCCAGCTTCTTTGCGCTGCTGCGCCGCCTGAAGGCTCAGGGCCTGATAGAAGATGGCCTCACTTTCCACGGCCTCCGTCACACAGCGGCGACAGCCTTGGCCGATGCCGGCTGCGATACCCGCGACATCATGGCAGTGACCGGCCACGCCACTGAAGCCATGGCTGCTCGCTACACCGAACAAGCCGACCAAAAAGCCCGTGCGACGGCTGCCGTGGCTAAGCTCGATTTGGCACACGCACGAACGGAACGTGGCCAAGGTTTGCAAAACATCCCGGAAAAAGCTGCAAAACAAACTAAGGGGTTATGACCTGTCTGGTCATAACCCCTTGTTTTAATTGGTAGCGGAGGAGAGACTCGAACTCCCGACACGCGGATTATGATGCTGCGGTTCAGCCTGCAATATCAGCGTCTTATTTGGAAAACTGACCCGTTCTAGATGTCACAGATCAATGGCTTACGGGGGTTTTGGAAAACCATAAAAAGCCCTACTCCCCCACCGCCCGCGCATAGTCCTGGCACGCCAGCAACTGCGCCGTCACGGTGTCGATCCCGGCTCGGAGGTCGAGATAAGCCGCCCGAGCATCGGCGGTAAGTTCGGGGGCGCCTCCATTACCCAGGCCGGCGGCGCCGGGGGCGGTGGGCACAGGAGCGGGGCAGGTTGCAGCGAGGCGCAGGCGGCGACGGCCGGCATCAAGATCAGCGCGCAGAGCATCCGTTTCACGGCGGGCCTCCATGAGGTCTTTGGTTCGGGCGGCGTCGATGCCGGCCACCCGGCGGTTGAGGTGGGCAGCAAGGCGCATGGCCTCGGCCTGCGAGGCTGCCAGCGCGTCGGCGTGGGTGCGTTCGGCTGTGGCGTGGCGGGCCTCCCACCGCCAACCGTTGACGGTCCAGCCGACTGCGAACGTTGCAGCGAGGACGGCGACCACCACCACGGCATAGACCCACGGGGGGGTGGCGCGGCCGATCATGGCGCGGATCCAATGCACAGCCGGTACTCGGCCTTCCGCCGATTCACCAGCCCCTGCACCACACGGCCACCAGCCCGGTTCCAACGCAGGATTTCCGCGCAGGCCCCGACATAGTCGCCCGCGTTCAGCTTGCGAACCAGCGTGGACCGGCAGAATGCCCCCGGCCCTATATTGTACGAAATCGAAACGAGTGCGTCGTACTCATGTTGGTGCAGCGGGACCTTGACACACCGCCTAAGCGCCCCCTCGAACGCCTGCACATCCGTCTTTGCGCGCGCCATAGCTTCCGGCTTGGTGATCGTGTCGCCCATCTTGACGCCCTCGGTGGTGCCGTAGCCGATGGTCGGCACGCCCGCAACGTCGCGGTAGGCGGTGCCGCTGTAGCCTTCCCATCCGACGATGCCGGCCAGACCAGCAGCAGACAGGGTGAGCACGGCGAGCGTGGTGCGGAGGGGGCTCATTGCGCATCCTCCCGCCGGGCGCGCACCTTGTCGCGGATCGTCATGATCTGCACGACCAGCACCGTCAGCCCGACCAAGATGCCGATGCTGACGGAGATTGTGGAGAGCAGGCCGTTGTACTGAGCGATGCCATCCATCCACGCCGGGGCAGTCACGCCCCCGGCAGAGACAGCGGCCCCGGTTGGCGCTTTCGACGCGACAAATTGCACGCGCTCCACAATGGAGGCGCCGGTTTCAATGCGATGTGGTGCCATGTGCGGCGTCTCCGTGGTGCGGGCATCAAAAAACCCCGCACTCTGGCGGGGCGGGGGTCGTCGTGCTGGCGCGCGGTCAAGCCGGCGGCACCGGCCACTCGACAGCCGCCGGGAACCCCGCCTGCGCCGGCACGTCGCGCAGGCCCTGGCGGTACGTCGTCCACGCCGCGCGCTGCTCGGCAGCCAGTGGAGAGTCCGGCATCTGCGTCCAGTCGCAGGCCGTCAGCAGGCGGTCGCGGTCCTTACGGATAACATGGGCAGCATTACTTATGAGCCACGCGCCGTAAGCCAATTCGAGAGCCGACCACGGGGGTTTGGGCCGGGCATCCTGCCAGTCCAGAGAGGCGTAGCTGTCAGGGTCCAATGGTAGCCCGGAGTACAGGGCTTCCGGAACAATGAGATTAATAGAAAGCTCAATATCCATTTCCTATCCCACCTTCTTGATTATTAATTCAGAGTATACTTCGACCTCGCCAAAGCTGGTGGATACCCCAAGACCGTCTGTTGCCTTCGTCGTCACGCAACGGTGCTGTAGCTCTATCTGCGACTCTGCCATTAGTTGTATTTTTCCGGCAACGAGAACAGCCCCACCTGTAGAGGCCGCGACATATGAGCTTTGACCTACCAAAAGACTAGAGCTTTCGGTGATATTATAGAGCCGGGCCTTGTGCTGGGTCACGGCGTGACCATGTGCCCACGCCCACACCTCGTACTGTCCGATAGGTAGGGTGAGTCGTCCAGCGGAGAGGGAGGCCCCCGGTATTTCGGCAGTTTTTAGGGTGTTGAGGGCTCGCGTCCTCCAAGCGCCTGAGGTCAGTGATCCGCCTGGGGTGCCGCTCGGCTGCTCCTCTCTGGCGTGCACCAACGGGGACGCCCCCTCCACAAGCAAATTTCCAGCCGCCCCCCGCACATCCACAGCCTCGGCTGCCGTCGTCACCAGCCCGGTCGCGCCGACGTAGCCCACATCAGGCTCGGTCCCGGTGCCGCCGGTCCAGCCGGTAACGCGCAGCACGCGCCGCTCGCCGTCAACCTCGACGACCAGGGCGGGCGACCAGCCATCACCGCCATCGAGTCCGGCCAGACCTTGCGCGCCATCCGCCCCCGCAGCCCCGTCAGCCCCGGCCGGGCCCTGGGCACCCTGTGGACCATCAGCGCCCGCCACTCCCTGCGGACCCTGCGACCCGGTCGGACCCTGCGCCCCCGCCGGACCAGTCGGCCCCTGCACGCCGGTAAACTGACCGTAGCCCTGCCACCCATTACCGGACGTCCACCCGATCAGGATGAGCGACTGATCGCCAGCCAGTGCCGCCGGAGCATTGAGGTCCGCGCGCAAGTCGCCATCGGGATTTACGACGTAGACAAACGGCACGCCCGCAACCTCGGTGGACGCCACAAGCGCGTCGGTCAGGTTGCCGTAGCCATCGGGGATCAAGCCCGCACCCTGGGGACCGGCGGGGCCTTGGATGCCGTCCGCGCCAGCGGGGCCAACTGCGCCCTGCGGCCCGTCTGCGCCAGTCGGGCCTTGGGCGCCAGCCTGACCGGCCGGACCCTCCGGCCCCACATCACCCGCCGGCCCCCGCACGATGGCCGTCACGTCCTGCCACGCCGCACCGTCCCACCGCTCGAACGTCGCGCCGACACCGATCAGCATGTCAGCCGCCAGCTTGTCGGGGGCCGCCACGAAATAGGCGTCGCGCTCGGTGGTGTCGGCAAAGAAGTTGTCGTCAGCAACGGTCAGCGCGCCATCACCCCCACCGCCACCGGCAGTGACGGAAAACGGCGCGGCCGCGGAAAAGGGCGAGCCCATCACAACACCTCGCTACGTTCGGGCGTGACCAGCGTCACGGTCACGTTGGTTGCTGCGCCGGCGCCGGTCAGGACGGCGCGGATCTCGTGGCACCAGATGCCGAGATTGCCCAGGCCGGTGGCGGTCAAAGCCGAGCCCGGCACCGCCACCCAGTCGTCGCCCGCCGCACCGCGCGCCTCCAGCGCCACGGTCCCGCCGTTGAGGGTGCCGGTCACGTAGACCGTCCCGGTGATCGGCGTACCGAACTGCGCAAAGCCGGCATCTGGCCTCACGCGCACAGCCTCGCCAGGCCCGTCTGCCTGGGCGTTTGTCAAAAGTCGCGGCATCGCATCCTCCATAAAAAAGCCCCGCACGCTGGCGGGGTGAACGGTCAAGCAATCATTGACGGTTGGGGTTTACGTCGCGCTCACTGCCGCCCCCAGGGGCACACGGCGCCAGTCAGTCCCATCGCTCAGTGCAAGGCACGGCGCCCCCGCGTCCCCGTCGCTGACATGGACCAGCCCCCGCGCGTGGTCGGCGGCGGCGGGCAGCCCGGCCACGGCGTAGGTCGGCACCCGCGCAATCCCCGCCGCGCCGTCCGTGGTCTGTGCCGGGGTGACGGCCCGGAACGCGCCGGCCCCGTCATCCCAGGCCAGCACCTGCCCGGCCGTCGGCGTCAACGCAGGGTCCACGTCGGCCAAATGCCGCAGGGCCAGTGCATCGCCCGCCACGCGATAGCCGTCAGACAGGTCGAGCACGCCCAGGGCATACGTCATGACGCCGGGGCCACTAATCCACACCCAAGCCGCGTGAGCATCAACTTCCCCGGCCGCCGAGACCAGCGTCACGACCTGCTGCCCGTAGGACGGACTCCAGCCCGGCCCGTAATACTGCCGGTCCACCACATCACCCGGAGGGGCAAAAACGAACGCCAAGTCGGGGACATGGTCGTTGACGTAATCCCCCACGTCGGCCGTGCGGTGACGCGTCACGGCCCACGCCCCGGCCGCCGTTGTAAAGACCGCCACCTCCCCGCCGTCCACGGTCCAGGATTTACCGTCCGACGCGACGGACAAGTCAAATCCCGTCAAGCAAAGCGCGGTTCCGGGGGGTACGGTCCCCGGTCCCGGCAGCGTGAGAGTCCCGGAACTGGCAAACAGCAGCGCCCCGGCGTCGGCGGTTGTGGCGGTGTAGGGCAACGTCGGATACTCGACCCGGTCCCAGCCGCTGCCCGCACCACCACCGCCACCCGAGAACCGGACCACCCAACCCGTCACAGTGCCTGACCCGGTGCGTGGAGCGGCATCAACCACCAGCGCGCCGGCCCCGTCATAACTGATTATCGTCGCATCCATGCTGGCCGTCAGGTTGATCGCTTCCAAGCGCACGCCCATGCCCGGCCCGAACGTCAGACCGCTCGGCACGGCCACGGTCTTTTGACCAGCCGTCACCGTCAGCGTGGACGGAGACAGCGCCCCCAGCCCGGCCAGCACGACCCACCGGCCAGCGGCGTAGTCGGTCCACCAGTCGGCCAAGGTCGCGGACGCGGAGACGTTGTGCGCGATCACGCAACCCATGACCATGCCGGCCACGCTGGCAATATCGCCGGTCGCGTAGGTCGCACCGGGGGTCCAGTCGCCGCGCGCGTTTAGCCGGGCGCTCGGCAGGGAGACGGTGCCGAGGATGGTCCCCTCGGAACCCGTAAAGATCAAGCTGTTGCCCGACCGCGTGACCTCGGCCAGGGACTCGCCCTCGGCAGTGGCGGTCACGACGGCCTCGAGGGCGGCCTTGAGCGCGAGGAAATTGGCGTCCATTTCGGCATGCGTGAGGGCCGCGCCTTTGCCGGCGCGCGTGATGATGGTCACGGTCATGGTGCAGGTGTCCTTCTCTTAAGGGCGAGAACGTGTGTATCGCCGGCCGCCATACCACTGAATCCCGCGCCAACTAAAATTGGCGTTGAACTACTGTCAGTTCCGCCATACCCAAGAGCTCCATACGCATTGAGTCCCCATGTGTACAGACGACCATCTTCACGAAGCGCGACCGAATACCTATCGCCGGCTGAGGCACGCATCCACCCGGATCCGATAAGCGTCGGGGTGTTTCGGTCAATTGTGTCGCCCGTCCCCAGTTGTCCGACGTTATTATGACCCCATGCGTAAAGGTCCCCGTCTGTAGTGACACCGAGCGAGTGCGCGCGCGAACCAACCACCCCCCCCAGCAGTGCAAAAGATCCGCAGTTTGCCGCAGAAACATTACTCCACAGTAGGCCCGGAACCGGAGTTGGTGTATTGCGCAATACATCATCACCAAGACCCAACTGCCCCTGATGATTGGCACCCCATGCGTAGAGTTCGCCGTCCATGGTGATGCCGAGGGAGTGGTCACCCCCGGCCGCCACGTGCGCCATCGGCGGGGTTGAGATTAACCTCGGCGGTAACGAGAAGCCTGTCAAAGGGCCATGTTCCCCAGTCCCAAGCTTTCCGAAGGTGTTGTCACCCCACACATAAACCTGACCCGCGTCATTTATGGCGAGATAGTGCCAGCCATGGTCTCGGCCGGGCCCTGTGTATGTGCTGAACCCGCCAGCGGCCACGAACTTCCAGGCGCCCGCAGCAGCAAGGGTGGGGTTGTATGGCGCGGGGCTGGTATTGGTGACACCACCCGTCCACCAATAAAGCCCACCATCCTTGGAGATTCCCGCCGACTGCTCTCCACCGGCGGCAATCATGGACCATTTTTTGCTGCCGATTATCGTCGGTAGAGAGGGTCTCACGTACCCCCAACCATACAGCGACCCGTCGCTGGCGATACCTATGGAGTGCCACTTACCAGCAGCCACCGACCTCCAGGACAGTCCATCAACATGGACCGGACTGTATTTGTCCGCAGTGGTGCCTAATCCTAATTGCCCATACGCGTTCCCGCCCCACGCCCACAACTCTCCCCGCCTCCACCCCACATTTCCAATCCGCTGAAACGGGTCCAGGCGCACCGGCACGAAATCAGCCATGGGACAGTCTCCATTCCACCTGTTCACCACCCGGCCCGCGCATCAACAGCGTCTCGACCCGCTCAACGTCCACGTACTGCTCGGGATCCTCGGGGTTTTCCACCCGCACAGTCGAGGTTGTGCGGGCGATTTCAGTCCACACGGCCGGGCCTGCGGGGGGCGGGTCGTCGTCTTCTTCTCCGATCGGCGGCGGCCCGTATTCTCTTCGCGGCGGGGCCGGAACACCGGCCCGCCAGCCCGTTGCTGTGGAGACGGGGTCCGTGCGTCGGTTCGGCAGATCTGGCGACGTGTACCCCGCCGGCCTGTCGCGCACCGTGGCCGCACGGACGCCCGCAACATCACGCTCCTGGGTCGTCATCAGGTAGCCTCCGCTGCTAGATCAATGCCGCCTTGGATACCGACCGGGGAGAGTAGTGACGCGGTGATCGTGTGCTCAATCGTATCCGGGGCCAGCGGCTGGAGCGTCAGTTCGACCTTGGTCAAAACCGGGTCGTCGCCGCGCCAGATTGGGAGGAAATTGGTCGTGTAGTCCGGCCTGAGGTAGGCAAGCTGCTCGTCCGTCTGCATGGTGACAGACGATGACACCACAAAGCTGTCGGCCGTGATTCCAGTCAGGCCCAGCAGCCCCGGCGGAATCTGGTCTGACCAATCTGCGAGGATCACGGGCGCCTCCAGGCCGAACCACAGCGGGGCACCGGGCGCCCAAATGTAGCCTGGGGTGACGTACCCGGTTGCCACATAGCCATTATCCTCTGTCGGCGGCTCCGGCAGTGTTGGGGCAATACCGACAGAGACGCCCAGGACGACGCGTATTTCCTCCGCACCATTGCCTTTGACAATCTCCAGGTCGATCACTTTGCCCGTCGCCTGCCCCCCAGGTAGCCGGGGCGAGGTGATGGTGACCGCCTTTGCGGTAGTCAGCGCGAGGCCGGCACGAGGCAGGCCCGGCAGTCTGAACGACACCTCGATACATCTTTGCGATGCAATAATGCGGGTGGCCGCGATCTGAAAAGCGTGGGCCGCCGCCTGCTTGCCCCGGTCGGTGAGAAAAAAACTGCCGCGCATCGGGTCGCCAATGGGTGGGATGGGATCATCGCTAGGGGTGACGATACCCGGCCCAAACACAACCGACGCAGCCCCTTGAACGGCCGGGGCGTCGTCGGTTCCTCCCGCGATGTCGGGGAGCCTGACGGAAAGCTCCTCTGCCTCTGGCGATATCTGCCCCACGTCCTGCGCCAAGCCTTCGACGCGGCAAACTACCCGCTCGACGCGCCGACCTGAGAACGACCAGGACACAGACATCTCCGGCCGGTACGCCTGCAATAGCATGACGGCGGACGGCCCGGAGACAGACCGCGACCCTGACGACCCAGCAGACAGCGGGCGCCAAAGGGAATACCAGGGGATCAGGCTGTACGGCTTGACGACCTTTGTTGCCAGAGAGCCAATCTCCGAGGATTTCGGAATATAGCCGGGGTACTGCGGTATGAGGTTGGTGCTCTGGACGACATACCCGCCCTCCAGGTCCTCACCCTCGCGCCACCAGCGCGTGGCAAAGTGCGACGGAGGCGAGGCGGTCTTGATCGTCGGCCCGTGAGTGCGGCGCAGATATTCGCCCAGGTCGATTGTCCCGTTTCCGCGCTGCGTCCACTGCGCCTCTACGGTCACGTCAACGTGCGGGATGGGGGCGCCCGTCGCCACATACTCGACAGAGTCCCCGTCAATCAGGGCCTGATCCAGCAGCACCGGGGGATCGCCGTCTCCGCTGATAATGTGGGTGGTTGTAATCGCCCCGGTGGTTTGGTCCACATACAGGGCGCGCGGCCAGCCGTCCAAGACCTCCACAGGGTCGGCGTCGTTTTCGACGTCGTGGTACAGAGGGTCGTAGCCGGGAGCAACCTTGAGCGGCGCCAATGCTTCGGTGATGGCGGCTCTGGTATCAACGGGACGGCAGTCCAGTTCCAGATCCGCGAAGTACCCGCCGGATGAGGCCGGGCCCGCGATGACGCGACCGTAGAACCGGGGAACCGGGGGGCCGTCGTCGTCAGGCACCGCGACAATCCACGCATAGGACGGCTGGCCAGGGGCGAGCAGTCCAGCGGATGGGCGCTCCAGCGTGACATAGGCTGCGCCCTCATGCCCCTCGGACTGGACAATGCGGATTGCCCGCACGCCCTCGCCGGGCAACAGGGCATCCGACCAGGGCGTGCCGGCGGCAACCCATACGACATGGACCGGAGTCGGCATCAGATTTCCTCCAACCAGGCTTCCCAATCCATGTCCGCGCGCCACTCCGCAAACGCCTGATTCCAGCGGATAAGGCGCATGTCCAGCACTGGCCGGTACGCGATCAAGCCCTCTTGCACGGTGCGCGTGGAGCCGGCCACGGCGGGCCGTTCAGGGGTGCCGGCCGTGAATAACTCGATAGCGCACCCGACGCGCACCGGCAGGCCCGGCCACACGCCGCCAAGCGACGGTGGGCGAGTGATCGAGCACGACAGGCGAAGGGAGTATTTGCGGTACCTTGTGACGTGCCGGAGCGCGTGCAGGGTGTCGCGGTAAGGCTCCCCTCCGGCGTCCACCGGGGTGAGTTCGTGACTCACCCCGATGGCGCTGTACGGCGGGAATACGATGCCGGCGCTTCCGGTAAAGCCGGGAATCGGCTCGATGGTCAGGAGACTTTCCGTCATCCCCGCGTCCTCCCTGCGCCGTAGTGTCGAGGCTGCCGCCCCAGGCCGCCTGTCAATCGCTCAAGGCGCTGCGCCTCCGGTTCGGCCGCCGTCACCTGATAGGACTCGCCGCCGATGTTGAGCGTGATCGGACGGCCACCGCCACCCATGCCTGCGAAGTCCGGCATGGGTCCCATACTCGGCATCGGCAGGCCCGACACCAGCCGGTCGCCAAGACCGGAAATCAGGCCGCCGGTTGCGAACTTGGGCAGCCGCATGGCGTTGAGGCGCTGGAGAAAGTTGACGCCGTACTCGCGCACTGCCCGCGCCTTGACGACAAATTCCCCATTGGACAGCCGCGCAAGGATGCTGTCCGAGGTGCCCGTGCCGGGGCCGGTGATTTGGCCGCCGCCCTTATAGCCAGGCGCGCTGGCTGCACTGCTACCACCGCCACCGGCGCCGGCCGACGCCATGGCCTTCCCAGCCTTGGCCGCCGACGCCGCCAGCGTGTTGAATGCCGCAGCCGTCGCCAGGGCGCCACCCTTGGCCGCCTCCATGCCCTGCCGGATGGCGTCGAGGCCGGTGATAGCCTGCGACACGTCCAGCACCACACGCATGGCCGCCAGGGACGCTTCGGCCGCCTTGATCTGCGCTACCTGGGCCTGGACGATGGCAAGCTGAGACTGCGCCGCCGCCGCCTGCTTGCCGGCCGCATCAGCCGCCTTCGTCTCGGCCGCGATGATGCCGTCTGCGGCTTCTTGGATCAGGCCCTTGGCAAACTCTGCCGTCTGCTGCGCAACTGCGATAGCCCGCTTTGACGCGCCGCCGGAACGGGCGTTCTCGATGGCGTCGGATGCGATTTCCTCGGCCAGGACCTGGGCCTTCTCATACTCGCCAGCGGCAAGCAGCGCGGACGCCTCGGCCTTCTTGTTTTGGATATCGGCTTCACGGGCCTGATATTGCTTCTTGGGCGATAGGCCTTCGATCTCCAGGTCACGCAACGAACTGTCGATGGCCGCGATCCGGTCCTTGGCGTCCTGCGCCGCCGCAACCGCCGCATCCCGCCCGCGCTTTTCCTCGGCAATCAGGCGGTCCACGGACGCCGACAGCGCCGCTTCCCGCTCGGCATTGATCTTGCCCATGTCGGCCAGCATGTCGCGTTGCAGGCTGGTCGTATCCTGCCCGGCCTGCTCGGCAAGGCGGATGGCCGTCGAGTAGTAGGACCGCACCGCCTGGCCGGACTGCCGCGCCCATAGACCGATGGCCGCCGCCTTGTCACGCTCGGCCTTCTTGACGGTGTCTGCCTCGGCGCGGATGCGGTCGGCCTGGGATTGCTCCTTGCCCGCCTCGCGTTGCGCCTCTGTGGTCCTGTCGATGGCCGCAAGCTGCGCGGCAAGGGCTTCGTCGGACACTTCCCGCAGACCGGTGTACGCGTCCTTCATCGAGCCAATGGCTTTTTCGACAGCGGCCCCGGCGTTCTTCGCGGCATCGGCCTGAAGCGCGAGGTTGCGAAGGGTGGCTTCCTCCTGCTCGGTCAACTCCTCACCGATGGCGACCAGCTTTTCGCGGGCGTCGGTGACGGCCTTATCTACAGCCTCGATCTTCCGCCGCTCGTCGGTAGAGGCGCGGGATAGGGTGATCTCCTTCTCAAGCGCGCCCTGCACTTCGGCCAGGGCATTTGCGCGCCGCTGGGTCGCGGCGGCGGCTTCGACGGCGGCCTCTTGGGCAGCGGCCGAGACGGTCTTGATGCTGTCCGCAGCCGCGTCGGCGGCCTCAGTGGCACCCTCGACGGACTCGTCAACAGTCAAGCCGATGGCCCGCTTGAGGTCGTCCCAATCGACCACGAGGGCGGCAACAACCGCGCCCAACAGGACGATTCCGCCGATGATGAGGCCAACAGGGTTGGCGTACATGGCGATATTGACGGCCGCCACAGCAGCGCGCAACGCAACCAGGCGAGCGGACAGTGCGATTGCGCCCGCCTTCAAGGTGGTAAACCCGGTGACGGCAAAGGCAACACCCTTGGACATGAGGCCAAGGGCGATCAGGAACGGACCAATGGTGGCGGCCAGGGCGGCAAGGCCGCTGGCAACCGCCATGACGACCAGCGGCGCATCGGCCATCCAGCGGACAAACTCCGTGACCGCGATAGTCACGACCGTGAACGCCCCCAGCAGGCCGCTATCACCAATAGCGATCATCAGGTCGCCCATTGCGGATAGCAGGCCCAGCACGCCAGCTTTGGCGCCACGATTCATCTTTTCGGCCATCGTCTCGGTGGCGCCATCGACCGCCAACAGCCCTTGCTCCATATCAGCCAGGGCCTTGGAGCCGCCGCCAATCAGGGCGATCATCTTTCGCCCTGCTTCTTCGCCGAAGATCTTCAGCGCGGCAGCGGCATCAACGCCTCCATCGGTCAGCTTTTGCAGAATCTCGGACATGGGCAACAGATTGCCGTCAACGCCCCGAAGGTCGCTGATCTTGAGACCAAGCTCCGCAAGTCCGTCGCGGACCTCCTTGGTCGGCTTAAGTAGGCGAGACAGCCCCCCCGCGAAAGCGGTGGACGCGACTTCGCCGACGATGCCGTTATTGGCGAACACGGCCAGGGTGGCTACGGTGCTTTCCAGGCTGTAACCAACGGCAGCGGCGGCTGGGCCAGCATCGCGCATTGCCGCAGCAAGGTCTTTGATGTCGGCGCTAGAATCGACGGCAGCCTGGGCGAGAACATCGTTGACGCGGCCAAGATCGTCCACGCCAAGCCGGAAGCCAGCGATGATTTTGGTGGAGATTTCCGCCGCCTCGGCAAGCTGCAATTCACCAGCAGCCGCAAGCTGGAGCGTCTTGGGCAGCGCACTCAGGGCTTGATCCACGGTCAGGCCGGCCGCACCCAACAGGGTGAATGCGTCTGCCGCCTGGGTCGCGGTAAACTTCGTGCTAGCACCCAGGTCCTTGACGGTGTCGCGGATCTGCGCAAACTGCGCTTCGGTCGGGTTGACGATTGCATTAATGCGGTTCATCGCCGTTTCGAAGTCGGCAGCAGTCTTGAGGGTGAAGCCGCCGGCCGCGACGATGGGCGCGGTCACGCCAAGGGACATGGACTGCCCGATGCGTGTGAACGATTCTCCGATCTTGGCCGCACTCGCCTGGATGCGCTCCAGACGGCTCGGGATGGCGGCAAGCCGACCATCCAGGCGGCCGACCTCGGCGTCCATCTTCTTCCACGCCGCCATAAGCTGCTCAGCCGTCGCTTCGCCGCTGTCGCGGATGCGCTCATAGGCTTCGATGTAGGCCGCACGCTGCGCCTGAACTTGCTTGGTGCTGGTGACGCCAAGAGTCCGGTACGCCTCCGCCGTGTCCGCTGCGGCCTTCTCGGCCTCAGCGGCAGCCTTAGCGGCCTCATCGACAACGCCCTGCGTATCGATCTCAATATCCAGGCGATTAACCGCTTCGGACATCTTCTGCCACGCCGCATAGACTTGCCCGGCGGTGGCGTTGGCATCGGCCTTGATTCGCTCGTAGGCCTCGATATAGGCGCGCTTTTGGTCCTCAGCCGACGCAACAGACGTGATGTCGAGCTTCTGGTACGCCGCCGCCGTGGCTTCGGCAGCCTTCTCCGCAGCGTCGGATATTCCCTGAGTATCGATCTCGATATCAAGGCGGCTGACGGCCTGAGACATCTTCTGCCACGCGGCGTAAATTTGCCCGGCGGTGGCCGTGCCGCTGTCGCGGATCTTCTCGTATGCGGAAACGTAGGCCGCGCGCTGCTCCGCCGCCGACTTGGAGGACGTGACGCCCAGCTTCTTATAGGCGCCCTCCAACTCGGCAGCCTCGACCGCCGCCTTGGCCTGGGCGTCCATCTGAGCGCGCAGGGCCTGCGAGGCGACTGATGCAGCGGCACCGAACTTGCCCACAGCCTTCTGAATGTCCTCAAACGCCTTGCGACCAGACGCACCGATCTTCTGGAGCGAGGCGGCCACGTCATCGCCGCCGGCAATGGACGTTTTCAGCAGGAAGTCGCGGGACATGGTCAAAACTCCTTCGCCCCGCTGCCACTGGACAGCGAGGGGTAGGCGCGCCACCATGCGTGGCTGCGCGATCAAGAAGAGGGGGATTAGCTGTGAGTGAGAGTAGTCAGAACCGGCAGGCCGCAGAAGGCTGCCTAATCGTCATTGTGTTAATTGCTATCGTCATCGGCCTACTGAAGGCCTGCTCCGGGGCTGGTCCTCAGTCGATTGAAGAGGTTAGCAGCAAGATCAGTTTGGTGACGCGCGACAAAGGCGTCGTGACGGTCTACGCCGCCATGTCCAGCATTGACGGTGGCAACCTCGACGTCACAAGCGCCCTCATAACCGCCCAAGACGTGGCTCGGTGGATGTTTGAGGAAAGACCAGACGAGCACGTCGATGTGAACAGTTTAGTTCTACGGGCCGTCGCACAGACTTTAGACCGCTTCGGCAATGCCGGGGAACAACAAGTGTTCTTCCTCGTATTCCGCGCCGCAGACCTGCGCCGCGTCCAGTGGGACAACATGCCAACATACCGCATCGGAGGCTTGGCTACCGTGACCGTCAACACCTCGCTAGGAGTGCAGATGCTGGCGGACTATTGCAAAAAATGGGCCGGCCACGGGCTATGTAGATAGCCCTTCGCCAACACCTTCCGGCTGCGGCGGCCCACTGCGGCGGTCGGGAAACTGAAGGACTCCCTGGCCGAAAACCTTTGCCATGTGGTCGCGCACCCACCCGCTGCCCTTCTCCTTCATGAAGCGGTCGGCCAAGTCGCGCGGGTACAGCAACGTGCCGGAGTGCGGGCACCTGTCCGGCAACACGCCGTTGGAAATCGCGTAGCGCGGCAGATGGTACGCGAACCGGCGGTTGATGGAAGATCGCCCCTTGCTCGGCACTTTCGCTTTTTCCAAGAGTTCCTTTTGGCTCACCCGACTCAGGGCGGCAACGCGCGGGTCGTTGGCGACCACCAGCGTCTTGACGATATCGGCTGTGTCGAGCAGCGCCCGCTCAATCTGGCCGATGCGCGAGTCCTGATCCGTAACAGCATCGGACATCAGCCGCATCACCGTCCCGATACCTTCAACGGCCCGCTCGATTCCCGTCACCTTATGGATGGTGGTACGCACGATACCATCGGTGCGCCGCGCCAATTCACCGACCTCCGGGACAGCAACGCCCCGACCTTCCATGCGCTCGCGGACCACCGTGTTGCACCACATATGGAACTCGGGCGACAGGTACTTGGCGTAGGCAAGGCCGATCTGCCAGTGGGCGGCAGTGGAGCCCCCAATTCCACGCCCGCCCTTCGACACCTTGACCAATTGGAGTTGGGAATTTCCCACTTCTATTCCCATCGTCTCGGCCAAAAACTCGATGAAGCGAACAGCATCAGCAGAGCGCAGCCACTCGGCAGGCTTCCGTGAAGGATCGGCTCCCGCTGCCTTCCACATATCCGTCATGTTCAGCCGTTCTCCGGCCGCGCGAATCTCAGTGTTGTTGTAATTCAGGACGTGGGTCATATTGCCCATGCTAACTGCCTCCATTTCAGGCGGTTGGTAGATCGACCCCGCGCCAACGGGGCCGGTTGGGAGAGCAGGCGGCGGCTCAGGTTTGGCGATCTACGCCACCGCCTGCTTCACGACCGACAGGTGACGGCCGTTGTTCTTTTTGCCCAGTTCACGGCAGGCCAGGGCCTTCATGCGCTGGCAGATGACGTCAAAGGCGACGGGCAGGTTTTCCACCGGCACGAACTCCCGCAGGAAGGTGTAGAGGTTGGTTTCGTTGGCGCCGCTCACGACGCAGGCGTCCGGGCCAACAGCCTTGATCTCCATCTTCCCGTCCGAACCGAACGACACCAGATGCCGGTTTTTCGGGTCGAAGCGGGCCGCGTCCACCTGGGGTGCGGCAATCGCGGGTGCGGCGGTCGCGCGGACAGCCGACAGCATACGCCCCACGATCCTCACCTCTGCGTATTCGCGCGGCCCGCTGCCATAGTACCCGCTGGTGTAGTCCACCCAGCCCCGGCGCGGCGACTCCCACCCGGAGTTGCTGCGGCCCTGAGTTTCGGTCAACTGCATCTTGGCGAACTTGCTGCCCATCAGGACGACCGCCCAATCGCCATCACGGAGGTCGTAGTCGTTCGTGTCGAAGGTGACGACCTCGCCGCCGATCACTGCGACCGCGACACCTTCCTTGGAGGCCGCAGGGTGGGCAACCTTCGGGGCAGCCTTCCGCCGGGTATGCGCCTTGACCGGCACCTTCTCCAGTTCCCCCCGGCGCCACGCCATGAACACGGTCACGATCTGGTGACGGACGGCGGCGGCGGTCGGCGTGCGGCTGAACATGCACAGCAGGATCGCTTGGCCTTCGTTCAGGTGGTAGGTGGTGACTTCCTGAACGCGGCCCTTCCCGCTTGTGATTGGCGAACGCGCCACGTGCACCAATCCATACCGCTCCAGTTCCGCCCGATTCTTGTCGATGATGGCCCGGATGTTGCGCGGCTGCGCCATGCCCAGAGCGGCGCCAATGTCGGTGTCCTTCATGCGCGGCTCACCGTCGATCACGGCCAGGGCGCCCGGTGAAAAACAGTGCGCTTTTTCCACAGGAATTCCCGCGCTCTGCGGTATATGGTTGTTCTCAGCCTGTTGCATGGGTCTTCTCCATGTGTCTGGTTAGGCCCGGCGGCGGTGTTGGTAGCACCACGTCGGGCCGATAATTAAGCGGCGTGCTGCGCCACCGATTCAGAGGTGGCCTTCTCGACCAAGCGGCGGACGATTTCTGCCCGGCTCGGAAGATCCGCCTGCGACCGTCGCAACTCATCCACCTTCCGAACAAACTCATCAGGAACCCGCATCGTGAAAGTCCTCTCCATTAGATTGCTCCGTACCGATGTGCCACAAGTGGCAAGGTGCCACTTTCTTTGTGGCACGTCAACGCTTGTGATACATGCCTACTTTTCCCGTTGACGAAGTCGGTGGCAGGAATGGTTGACGCGCAGAAGACTGAAACCTTTAACATGCGGGTAACACCTGATTTTCTGCGCCTCGTTGACGACTGGCGCCGCGTCCAGGCTGACCTACCCTCCCGCGCGGAAGCTGTCCGCCGCCTCGTTCTGCGCGGGCTTGAGTGCGAGCAGTCACCGGGCAGTTTGGAAAATGATGGACGAGCCTAAGGATGTCCGGCTGCCGATCATGGTGACTGCCTCTGAGGCGGACGCTATCGACGAGTGGCGCTTTACGAACCGCGTCCCAAGCCGGGCCGAGGCTATCCGCCAGTTGATCTCCCTTGGCCTGCGCGCGACAGCGGAACGCGCCGCGCTGACGGCGGCCGCAGACAAGCTCTCCCAATGGGCCTACGACGATACGATCTACGATGAAGCCCGCAACGACCTCGAAGCAGCGAGCGATGAAATAGACCGCATTCGTGCAGTGCTGTTTGGCGAAGACGACGCCTAACCCTTCGCCAGCCCCTCCAGGTACTTCTTGATGCCCTTGTTCGGGTGGCTCATCGCCATGTCGGCAAACCGCGCCGCCCGCTCCGTCCGCTCGCGTTTGTCGAGCAAGGTGGAGAACGCCACGATCTGCCGGGGCGTGTAGTGCAGGGCGTCACGGTGGCCGGCTGCGATCAGCCTTTCGGCCGCTTCGGCAAGGACTTCGAGGCCGTCTCGCTGCTTGCCCCGGCCAGATTTGCGACGATGGCGGCCAGGCGTTCCACCGCCACCGTCACCGGCTCCCCCGGAAAGGTCAGGTCCACGGCGGCGGCGACGATGTCCACCTGTGTCATGGCCGGCAGGGACGCGGCCTTGGCCTCGGCTTCGGGATTGCCAGGGCAGCCCGTCGCGGCGGCAATGACCGCACCGCAGACCTCGCGACCCAAGCCGACCAAGGCCGTAACATCCACACCCTTGCCGGACAGGACGCCGGTCAAGGCCGGGAAGCGCACGACGATGGACACCAGATCCGGCAAGGCCACGCCCTGCACAGTCAGGTTGACGCCGCAGACGGGCACGGAGCGCGTCTGCGGCACGATGTCGAGCAGGGTTGCCATTAATTCAACTCGATCACACGGCCGAACGGGTAGCCGGGAGTCGCGGTGTCGCGCAACACGGAGCCCTCGACCTCCAGGGTGGCCCACTCATCGGTGATGAGGCCGAGTTCGCCGGACGGGGTGATCTTGAAGCGGCCAACTTCGATGCGCAGGCGCTTGCCCACGTCGTTGGTGCCGACAGAAAACAGCGACCATTCGGCGGTGGTGTCGGCCAGCAGGTTGATGACCTTGCGGGTGCCGGCCACGATGGCGTCGGCGTCGTAGGCCACCTCAACGGTATCGTCGGCGGTGGCGGGGATGGCGACGATGGTGATGACGCCGGCCGCCGCGTCCACGGTGTAGTGGGTGGTCAGGGTGTAGTCCACCGGGGTAACGGCGGTGCCATCGGTGATGGTGACACCGGACACCACGCCATGCGGCAGAGCCAACTTGTCGCCAGCCTTCACGCCCTCGAACACAGCCACTTGCCCGGCAGCCTCGACGCGCTCGTAAACGACCTCTTCGCCCAACATGGCGATGGCGATGGCGCGGGACGTGATTTCGTCCAGGGTCATGGACAGGGTGGCCGCCGTGGTGGTCGTCACCTCGGCGTCTTTTTCGCGCACGCCGGCCATGGAACTGTAATGCTCCAGCGTCTCGACCTCGGGCGCATACGACAGCGCCGGGACGTTGCCGATGTGCTTCTTGTCGGTGGACCCATACCGGCCGAGGAACACGTCGGCCTTGAAGATAGAGTAGTTCTCAGTGCTCGGCATGGCCGGGCCTCCATGTGGTCAGTTGTCAGGGGGTGCCAGCCGGTCAGGCGAGGCGTTCGGGGTAGGTCAACGCAAAGGTCATTTCGGCCGCGTGGGCGGTGCGGGTGCCCGCAGCCAGGGCGGTCTTGGTGTTGACCCAGCGCACCGCTCCGTTGCTGGTCACGGCCGCGCGCAATGCCGGGTCATGCAGGACGGCGCGCATGATCGCCAGCGAGGCCGCCGACCACGACGGGCCGATTGCAGCCTGTTCGCCGGCCAGATAAACCAGCACGCGGGCCGACGTGGTCATCATGACGACAGCGTCCCCCCTGCCCCGCTGGCCGGGCTCGGCGGTGTCGTCGCCATCGGTGAGGATCAGCGCTGCCGTGGCGCTTTCGGAAATGGCGTCCGGCCGGTTGCGCTCGGCGGAGAAGCCGGGGACCGTGTCCAGGGCAGCTTTCAGGGCGGACAGGACTTGTTCGCGCTGGCTCATGGTGCGCCTCCGGTGATCGTCAAGGTCAGGCGCACCGGGCTACCCGGCCCGCGCGTGGCGCCGTGGCTGGTGATGCGATAGGCGTTGTCGTGCATTTCGATGGTGCCGCCGTCCGGGTTGGCTGCGACCTCGGTGGGCATCGCGTGGATTTCCGCGACGGTCGCCCACACGCCGGGGTCATCGAAGGCTTCGGCGCTGCGGAACTTGTCGAGGACGCGGATGGTGGTGGGCTGGCCGGCGACGGGGGTGTAGATCACGTCCACGCCCTGAAGCGCGAAGATCGGGCCGAACAGGAGCGGGTTGGCGCCGGACATTGGCAGGCTCCAGAAACACGAAACCCCGCCGGATTAGGGCGGGGTTTCGTGGGTGGTCAGGGGGTGGTGGGCTGGATTAGTCCAGCTTGACGAGGCCGGTGTCGGAGGGGTTGGCAGCGACCGCGACAGCCACGCCGACCAAGGTGTTGTCGGTGCTGACGGTGGTCATGTGGGACTCGGTCGCGTCCCAATAGATCGGGGCGCCAACGGTCCACGCCTGGGCGCCCAACTTGGGCAGTTCGTAGACGCCGACCGTCGAGATCACCACGTCATCACCAGCATCGGCGGTGGACGCGGCGACACCGAACAGGCTGCCGATGAGGACGAAATCGCCGGACGTGACGCCGCCGGACGGGGCGGCAACAGTCAGGTCCATGCCAGGCTGAACGAAATTCTTCATGGGGAACTACTCCGCAGGAGAGCGGGCGGCACTGAGGCCGCCCGCTGTGGTCAGGTTGAACCGCTCGCCTTACGCGCCGGTGTGCTTCTGCATGCCGCGCCAGTCGATAGCCTTGGCGCCAAAGTCCAGGCGGGCCTTGACCTCCACGCCGTCCACGTCGAAGCCCATGCGGGTCTCGATGTAGACGCCCTCCTGGCCTTCCAGGTAGCAGTATTCGACCGTGTCGATCTGGCTGGAATCTGCCACCAGATAGAAGGCTGTGGCGCTACCGCCAGACAGCAGTTCGAGGCGCGGTTCGATGACCGGCACCAGGGACCGCATGGACGCGGGGATGACGTCGGCCTGCGTGCCCGGCACGACCAGCGCGGACAGAAGCTTTTCCACGTCGGTTTCGCGGCTGGCAGAGGCGAGCAGGAAGCGCGGGGTCAAATTCAGGATACTCTCGCCGTCCAGGCCCTTCTGATTGCGCAACTTGGACCGCATGACGCCGAGCGTGTCGGCGGTCGGCACGGTCGCGCCAGTCGTCAGGTTGGAGTGTTTTGCCGCGTGGAACAGGGCGTTGCCATCAGCCATGATCGGGTTGCCGACCAGGACGCCGTAAACGGTGTCCGATTCCAGATTGGCGGCAGCGGCACCGTACATGGCCGGCACGCGGGTGAAGGCGTCGAGGTCATCGTTGACGATGACGTGTCGGCTAATCGACACCACGCGCCCGAAGGTTTCGAGCTTGTAGGTTTCCTTGCTCTCACCGATGGTTCCGCGCTTAAACTCGCCATTCTCAGCGATCTTCTTCAGGCTCGGCGCCTCGCCAAGCTGGACGCGGTTGATGTTCTTGAAGTCAGCAGCCGAGGTGCGGCGAGCCCACAGCGGGAAGGTGCGCTGCGACTGCTGATAGGCGTTGCGCAGGGTCTTGTTCGCCACATCGGCCAGGACGCTCGGGAAGTCTGACACGGTGTGCTGCGTGCGGATTTCCAGGGCGCGGCGGGCGATCTCCTCGCGCGACATGCCACGGGTCCGGGTGCCGGTGGCCTCGACGGCTTCGCGAGCGAAATCGACCAGCGAAAGGCCGACGTAATCGCCAGCGCGGAACTCGGGCTTGTAGGCGCCGGGATCGTAGCGGTGCAGCAGGGCGGCGGCCATGGACTTGCCGCGCACCTCGTGCTCGTCGTAGTCGCCGGAGCGGATGCCAGACACGGTGCTGCCAGCCGGCTCGGCCTTGTTGGCGATGGCGTCCAGGGCGGCCTTGCGAACGTCGGCCACATCATGGCCGGCGGTCACATGCTGCTCTACGAACTCATCGCCCAGGTTCGCCTGACGCGCGATAGTGCGGATCTCGGCGGCACGGGTGCGCTCGGCCTGGACGGCTTCGGCGCGGACGGCAATCACAGCGGCATCATCAGCCGCCGGAATGTTGGTGACCTGATCGGCCATTTGACGCTCCTTGGTGTTGTCGGCGGGAGATGCCGTGGGGGTGATGGGGGGATCGAACGACCGGAACCCAGCTTCGGGATCGGCAGGAATGGGGACGACGCTGATCTCGTGCGGCTCCCAATCGGTGGCGCGGTAGGTCGGTGGGGTGGTCGTCTCGTCAACCTCGCGCTTGTGGGTCACGTAGCCCGCCGAGATATGCCGGACCACGCCAGCCACGACGTCGCGGAACATGGCGTCAGCGTCGGGACGGGCCGAGAACTTCACGCGGGCAACCAGCAAGCCGCCCTCGACGCGAGCTGAACCGGGCACGACGGCGCCGACCACGCCACGCATGGACCAGTTGTTGTGCGAGTCCAGCACAGACGCGCCGGCATTGAGGCGGCCCAGGCGAACGGCGGCCGGGGAGATTTCCAGCGTCTCGATGTACTCACGGTCGGCGCGGTAGTCGTAGCGCCGGACGGCAGCGCCGGCTGAAATCACCACATCAACGGTGCGGTCGCTTTCGTCAACTGTGCCCGGCACCGTGCGCAGGTCCAGGCCTCGACGGTCTAGGCCCGTTCCGGGGGCGCCGCGCAGGGCGTCGAAGTCGCTACCAGCGGGGAGCGTCAAGGGCTGCGCAACAGTTTCCGGGCTTTTGGCGCGGGCTTCTGGCTCGGCTGCCGGTTCGGCCTCCCGTTCTGGCTCGGCCTCCGTAGGCGCAGGGGTTTCCGCCACCTGATCGGCGGCGGTCTGGTCGTCGTCGGTCATGGCGACAGTCCTTTGGTGGTTTGGGGTCAGTCGGGTGATTCTGTCTCGGGCTGCGGTATCGCCTGCCCGCCGGCCGACATGCGGCGCGGGTCCGTCTCAAGAACGATGCCCAGGCGGTCCAAGTCGGCGTTGTGCTTGGCGATGGCCTCAAGTTGTTCGCGCGGGTCGTATCCGTTGCGGGCGACCATCTGATCCCACGTCATACCGCCGGCCCGGACCTCCAGAATGTCGGCCTTCAGGTCTTTCAGCGGATCAATGCGCTCGAACTTCGGGGCCACCCACTCGGTCGGGTATCCGCTTTTCCGGTCAGGCAGCTTGCCGGCCGCGATAGCCTGTGCAATCCACCGCTTGCGGGTCGGCTTGCACAGCATCTTGATGAGCGTTTGCCACTGGAACCGCTCCATGTTCCGGCGGAACTCAATCTTTCCGGCGCGGAGGCTGCTGTAGCTGGCCTGTCGGAGGTCACCTGTAAGCTGGTCGTATGTGATACCCATGCCGGACGCGACAGCCATCAGCGTTTGCAGGGTGTAGGGGTCGTATGCCGTATGGCCTTGCGGGTTGATGACTTCGATGGATTCGCCCGGCTTGGTGTAGACGACCATGCCCGGCTCCATGCCTTCGATGGGCTGGCCGTTTTCGTCTGTCCGCTCCACGCCGATAGGGTCGGCGTCTTCATTGTCCGGCCGGGTGACGACGACACCCAAGCACGCCTCGACCTTGGCCTTGACGAGCGCGGCCTCGTGGAACTCATCAAGATCACGCACCCGCATCATGACGGGGGCGAACCACGTCACGCCACGCGGGAGGCCCTGGCGATCCTTGCTGTAGATGTGGGCGATGTTTTCGGCTGGAACGCGGACACTTTCCATGCCCGCCCGAGAGGTCAATGTGGCGTCGCCGGGGTGCTGCCGGTAAAGCCAGTAGGCTGAGCGGTTCTCGATGGCGTCGAACTCGATGCCCAGGCGTACAAAGCCGCCGGACGCCGTGGCCGACGTGTCGCGGCTGGTGTCGAGATAGTCGCCTTCGAGCAACTGAAGCTGAAGTGGCACAGTCTCCATGTTGTCGGCCGCGCGGCGCGGCCGGAATCGGCAGAGGACTTCGCCACCCTCTACGATGGTCCGCACCGCCAGATGTTGCAGGCCGGCGAAATCAAGCTGGCCGTCTGCGTCGCACTCGTCTTCCGCCCATTTCTTCCAGAGCGCATCGACTTTCTTGTCAAGCTCAACGTCGCCCGTGCGGCTCTTGGCCTCGATGCCAGTGCCGACCGCGTTAGATGCGATGATCGAGACAGCGCGGGCGGCATACGGGTTGTTGCGGACCATGTCACGGGCATTTGCGCGCAGGCGAGCGATTGCCGGGCCAGCCTCCGCAGCGGCCGACGTGCCGGACGTAATCCAGCCATCAGTTCGCCGGGAGTGACGCGCGGCCTCGTAGGAGCGCACCGTCTCCATGGCTGCCCGTTGGCGCGCACGGTTCAACCCCGCACCGGGCGAGAAGAACGCCACTGTGCGATCCAGGATGTTGAGTTTCATGCGGTCAGCCCTTGCGGAAGCGGGTCAGGGATGTGCGCTTGGTCGGCTTCGGCGGGCTGATCGGACTGGACACGCCAAGCGCGGACGACATGCGGGCAATCGCCCGCTCCATGTCGTCCTGCGTCCGGTAAGTGGTTTGGTTGTCGCCCTCTTTGACGGTCAGGACGCCGGACGCCCAGGCCGCGACCAAGGCGTTTAGCTGGGCTTGCGTGACCGCCATGTGAGGCTCCTATATCCAGCCGCCGCGCCCACGACTGCCGCCACCTAGCCACCCGCGCTTTTTGGGCTTTGGTTCAGGCTGCCGGGGCGCGGGCAAAGAAGAAGCCGCCTGCTGGGGGGCGGGCGGCTTGGGGTGGGTCTGCTGTTCTGTGGGTGGCGGTGGCAGGGCTTGAGGCTTTTCCTCAGTCGCCCCAAGCGCGTTCCGTAGCTGCGCCCATTTGGCTGGCTTCCATCGGTCCATGCCCAGCATGACGGCCACGGCACGGGGGTACTTCCAGCAGTCGAGGGCTTCGGTCGCATGGACCTTTTTCCACTCGGCCCGGTCTTCCATCCACTGATCGCCAACAAGCTGTTTGCACGTTTCCTCGGTCGCCCAAGTCGGAAGGTGGACATAGCCCGGCGGATAACCCTGCCCGTCTGCGACTTGCTGGGCGGTCGGCGGTTCCTGGCCGAGAAAGCCGTAAAGCTCCAGGGTCAGGATATGGCCGCCGACGTGGCCGATCTGCATGCCTGTCTTGCGCCGCTTTCCGTTGGCGGACACGTCATTGACCGGACCCCACCGGAACGCCGGGGCCTGCAACGTGTTGGCACCCTTGACTGGAACGACCCATCGGCCGTACTTCCGGGCCCACTTTTCAACCTGCGTGGTGGCGAACCCGGTATCAATCGCCACCTTGAACGGCTTCATTTCCGCACCAGCCGCGTGGGTGAACGTGTCGCCCATGATCGCGTCGAGCTTTGTCCACGTCGCGTCGTTGAAGGGGTCGCCGGTCACCACAGTGTGGTCGATAAGCCATTGCTGGCCGTCTTCACCGTAGCCCCACACGTAGCGTTCTATGCGGTCCTTCTGCACGTCGATGCCGGCCAGCAGCAACCGGACGGCCATCGGGACAGAGCCCATGGGCCAGTCTTCGCGGCGGTCGTAGAGGATGCGCCACGGAGGCGCCTCGCCTCGAATCTCCCAAGTCTCGCCCAAGGTCTGGTTGACGAACGTCACCATCTTCGCCGGGTTCTTGCCGCAGCGGACTTTCTCGCGGGCGACCTCAAGCCACGATGCATTGGCGAATTGGCTGTAGAGGGCCGACACGTGGAACGAGCGGTGCGGCCAATGCTCCGGCGCTGACGCGCGCCACTCACCGGCCGCGTCCATGTCGGGCTTGTGCTGCTCCTCGATCACGCAGCCATTGAGACAGACGTACCAAGCCTTGGTCGGTGCGCGCTTCGGCTCCCATCGCAGGCCGGGGCCGGTGCCGTCACCCAGGGTGAGGCGCTGCATTTCGCCGCAGTGAGGGCAAGGCACATAGCGGTATTCCTGGGTGCCCGCAAGGAACAGGCCTTCGATCTTGCTGCCCTTGTTGGTCTGCGGGTCGAACTTCACGGTTGGTGACGAGCCGGCCACCTTCTTCGGTTCGTCGGACGTGATGCACCGCTTGAAGGCAAGCTCGGCTTGGTCGCCCTCAAGGCCAGCGGTCGGAGGATAGCCGTCCGGCTCCTCAAGGATGACCACATCGGCCGTGACGCGCCTAAATTCCTTCGGGCTGTTCGCGCCCTTGACCTTGATCGAGCCGCCCGGAAAGACCTTGGCGCGGATCTTGTTGCGGCTGTCGCGGGTCTTGTACTGGACGACCTGACGAATCGCAGGCCAGTTGAGCAGGCGCACGAGGTCGGTGTTGCTGTAGTCCTCGGCGTCGTCAATCGTCGGCTGATAGACTAGGACGCGCAAAGGCCGCTGGTCGATGAGCCAGCCGAGGTAGGCGTTTACGATCTCGCTGTAACCGATGCGCGACGACTTCATGACGGTGACTTGCGTCACGTCCGGGTCGCCCAGGGCCTCAAGGATTCCTTGCTGCAGAGGCCAGGGACGGTATCGCTTGCCGGCCTCAAGCCGGACGTTGTTCGAGGCCCACTCGACCAGGGGAAGGGTGCGCTTCGGCTTCAGGGCAGCAAGAATGAGGGCGGCGCCATCAACGACAAGTTGGCCGCCGCGAACGGCCAACGTCTCAATCGTCCTCGCTGCCGCCGTCTTCGCCATCGCGTCCAAGCTCCTCCTCGACGCGCGTCAACGTCAAGTCTTCCAAGGCATCATCCAGTGCGTCGGCAATTCGCGCCTTCATCTTCGGGTCAAGGCCTTGGACCTGGCCGGGCACCCTGCGGAGGCGGCCCTGCGTCATGGCGATGATCTGGCGGATCGCGTCAATCCAGGGGGCGTACTCGACAAGCTCGTTGCGCCGCTCGGCGTTCTTCATGGCGTAGTGGTCGGCCTGCTCTTTGGCGAGGCGGGCGCGCTCAACTTCAATGTTGAGGCCTTCCGCTTCGGCGGCATCGGATGCCCGGCCCGCCGCGCGCTCCCTGAGGTGACGCAGATAGGAAACCCGGCAGGCGTCCAGATCCAACGCGCCACGCCCGGTTTTGCTGAAGACACCACGCGAAATTAGGTCACGCACAGAGCGGTCGGAGAGGTCCAGATGCTCGGCAACCTCACCCTGTGTCGCCATGTCAAAAACCCCTCAACCGGAAGCGGAACCCCCTTAGGGAAAGCTCATGCCTAGACAAAGTGCGAGGCCCGAATTCCCCCCAAACACGGGGTTATCCACAGGGACCCAATGCCCCTACACGAACGATCACCGCGCCGTCCCAAGCGCCCGAACCATCGCGGCATCGAGGTTGTCGCCCATCTTCTCCCGCACCACTTCCGCCACGATACCCTCCATATCGAAGCGGCTCTCGTACTTGGCGGGCTGGGTGAACAGCAGCACCGGCTTGATCGCGCTACCCTCGGCGAACACGAACCGCTGCCACACGCCGGGCCGCAGGTGCTTGGTGCGCGGGTTGTCCTCAGAGGCGAGGAAGTACCGTTCCTTCCGGCGTTTCCCCTTGCTCTTGCGGCCTTTCGTGGCGTTGGCGTTATAGCCGACCTGGGTGAAGCCTCGGACGGCGGACAGAGCCTTGACCAGTTGCCCGCGCCGCATGTTGCCGTAGGCGTCGAGTTGCGCGCCACCACCGGGCACGAACTGCATATCCCTGGGCAGCAGGGCTTGGCCCTTCAACTGCCGCTCGCTGCCCTTGTCGCGTCGTCCGCCGCCGTCAACCTGAGGGATGAGGTAGCGGCCAGCCTGATACTTGTAGCCCACGTCAGCCACCAGATTAGCCTTAGTCGCGGGCGTGACCTGCGTGCTGTTGATCGTCCAGCGCGTGGGTTGGTCAAAGATTTCAGGTAGCAGCTTCTTGATGCGGGTCTGCGCGTCCTTGGCGGTCTGTGTCAGGGCCAGGGCGACGGCGAACGGGGCTTGCTTCTCCAAGCGGGAAAACGCCTTGGCCTGCGAGGCGGTGTCGAGGGTGATATTGAACCACTCACGGGCCATCGCACCACCTCACCACCAAGTCACGCGGTCAATCTTCGTCTGTTTCCGTCAGGTTGGGCGGCCCGTTCCCGAGATGCGCGCCGCCGCCTTTGCCGCTGGGGCCGATGAAAAGAAAGCCCTTCCGTATGACCACCCTCGCCATAAACGCAGACAGAACACGAGACCATTCGTCTCGACTTAAATGTCCAGTGAAGTGAAGGCCAGATTCGGCCAGCACCTCCTTGGCGGCACCCAAGACCCTCCGGCCAGCACCCAACCGCAGAAAGTCAGCCTCCGAGAGCGCCGACGCCTTATCAGGCCCGCCTAGCGCGGCAATGAACTTGATGGCCTTATTTCTGGATCGCTCACTCGTTCCTTTGGGCGGGAGGGTGGCGACCCTTTTTGCTCTAGCGTCCTTCCTGGCTGCCCGCTTGCAGTCTGCCACCAGCACCCTTGCCGCTTTCTCGCGAGTCCGGGCGTCGCACGCCTCGGCTACTTCGCGGTCCTTGTGTCTGTGTCCACGATCGCAGATGTAGACCACCTCGGCCACTTCCCGAACCATTCTCGCTACCCTTTCGCGCCCCTGCTGAAAGCACGGAAGGCGCGCAGGGTACGCGCTTTTCGGGAGCTACCCTATCCGCGCAATAAGTATATCACCACCCCCGCCGATCACCCAACCGCCAAACATAGGCCGCACCAGCCACCGCACACACAGCCCCGATGCACAGGCAAGCCACCGCCCAGCCTGTCCACGGGTGCGAGGTCATGGGGTCAACCCTTCAGAGAAAAGCCCAGGCCAATAAGGCACCCGGCCATCACTAGACATAACAGCGTCAAGACAGCCCCGGCGAACGTACCAACGCGCTTCCCGTGCTCGTACGCTGCGCGCTCATCTGGATCGTAGATGACCACACCGCGCGGCGGGGGTGGTGTCCAGCCTATCGGGTCCGGCATCGGGGGCTTTGCCATCACACCGCCTCCGGCACACCATCTTCCCGGATGCGGATGACGCGCCCATCCTTCATGCGGACCTCTGCCACGTCGCCGTCGATCATGGGGATGTGCCAGTTGACCGCGCCGGCAACGGTGTCAACGCGGATCATGGCGATCTCGCATTGCAGGGTCAGAACGGGGCCGATCTCCAGCATGGCTCCGTAGGTGATAGGCAGAACCTCGCCCAAGTCAGCACCCGTCTCGGCGTCGAGGATCTTGGTCCCGACGCCTGTGCCGTTGTCGCTCACGATGCGGATGGGCATGTCGTCACACCTCATGTCGGAATGCGAAAAGCCCGCCACCGTGAGGCAGCGGGCTTCGTTGTTCATCTGCCACCCCATGACGTCGGCGGCTCTAGGTCATCACGGCTATCCCGTCGCAGGGAAGCATCAGCCCCGCCAAGCCGGGCGGGCACGGTATCCAGGGGTGGGCTCGGCCTGGAATGGCAACCAGCGGCGTTCCGACTTACCCACCCCAGCCCATACGGGGCGGCGCGTATCCCGGTGGGCGTAACCTAGCGCGTCTCAGCGCCGCCGCTGGTATCTCTGAATTGATCGGGGCCGCTTATTCGGCTGGCACCCCAACGCGACGTAGACGAGGCTCGCCGCAGACCGCATCACCCTGACGTTTCCTTGCAAGTCCTATCAGGGGCTAAGCGGTAGACCTGGAGGGGGCGGCCCGTCACGCCAGGGGAAGCGCAACGGGCCAGAGGGGGAAGCGCGAACGCACCAAAACCACCATGCCTGAGAAGGTACGCTAAACCCGCCCGGCCGTCAACAACCTTTTCGCGCGCCAACGCAACATGATGGGAGAACGGATGAGGATCTAGCCCAGCCGGTTGATTTTGCAGTACAGGTCCAGGCCGGCAATCAGCGTCTCTCGCGCATGACCCCGACGCTTGCGGGCCTGTTGCTCGGCGGCCTCCAGACTCATGCCGTGGACCGTGATTGCCAACACGACAACCTCGTCAACGTGACGATCAGCGCAAGCATCGGCCCACCGCTTGTAGTCCCGCACGCAGTCCTGGATGAACGCCGACCACTCCGCGCACTCACCTCGCCCGGTCGGCGGGTCATAGCTGGCGATCTTGCTCGACACCGGCAGCGTGATCGCCTTGAACGCCTCGTAGATCCGCTGCGCCGCGCGTGCCTGGTTGTCGGTCAGTTCCGCCATGATGCGCGCCGACCTCCGGCGCTGGCATTGATGCACCTCGGTGCGGACGGTTCCGGGGATGGGCATGGCGACCACCACGCCATCGGTCGGGCTGTGGCGCTCCTGCCAGTCGGCGGGCTCCATTGCGGCCACCGGTGGCTTGGTCTTGCGCTTCCGTGCCGTCGCTGTCCGGGCCATGCCGCGTCCTTCCGAGATGTTATATCATTGCACTTCACAGGCAAGCTAGCCGCCCCGCCGCTTGCCGTACCGCGCCGCCATGTGGTTCTCAACCGCCTGCCGCGTCCACTCGCAAGCCACCTCGTCCAGCCGCAGCATGACGACGCCCTGTTGGTGCCAAGCTGCCGAACGCATGGCGTCGAGGGTGGCGTCGTCGGTCGGGCCGGATTGGATGTGGCGGGAGAGGCTGGTGCGGGGGTGGCTCATGGCGCGGTGCGTTCCCCGTCATAAATCGCTGCCCCCGCCCGCATCTTCGCCCGGTCAGCATCGGCAACGGTGACGACCGGGCCCGCATCCCGCGCGCAGTCCCGCAGCAGTCGGCCACAGGGGAGCGCAGGCCAGCCGCAGCCGTCGATGCAGTCTGTGGCGCATCCGGTGCCGTAGTGGTCTGGTTCCGAAGTATCGGAAAAACGCATGGCAGAACTCCCAAAATCAACCACACCACTATACCAGAACCCGCACGCGCTCACAACGTATAAGCGACAGTGCGGGCTTGTTTCTGCGCGGAAATGTTGTGGTGTTGCTTGGTGGTTACTTTGTTGGCGGCGCAACTGCTGCCGAGATATTGAGGCGCAGGCTGTCGGTCATATCACGCAAGCCCTGGATTATAGCAGGCTTGGCGGCGCGGAAGTTGTCGGCCATACGCTGCATTTCGGCGGCTGCGGCGGCTCGGCGTTCGTCGGTCATCATTGGGCGGGCTCCTTGTGCTTGAGGCTTTCGATGCGAACGGCTATGTCGGCCCTGGTCAACTCCGCATTGCCGAGTTCGTATCCCCTGCCAGCCTTCAGTCCATCCCCGTTATACTCGTCCGCCAGCCATACTGCCTCCTCCAGCGCATCCCGGCGGGCGGCGTCGATGGCGCGGGCGATATCCGATAGGCACACATCCTCATCCGCCCGCGTGCTGGCGTCATCGAAGGCCCATGGCGCTGCGGCGTACATCGCACGCGCCCGCTCCATCGCCCACTTGCTCGGCTTGTCAGCCATCATTCCGTCTCCGCGTCATAGTGGGCATGGATGACGACCGCCGGCCCGGCCGCCTTGCGCATCATCTGCGCCGCACCCTCCCACCCGATGCCGAACGCAAAACCCGCGCACAGCATGAGAATCGTGAACTTGGCAGCGCCCAGCCGGTCGAGGTTGGGGGTCTTGCTGGTTGTCGTCTCAGCCATGATCGGCAGCCTCCCACAGCAAGCCCTTGGACCCGCACGGCCCAGGCCAAGCCGCATGGCACGACTTCGGCATGTGCGTGACGCCCCCACTGATGCAGTGGTCCCCCATGACGCGGTGACGGCAGTTCCCGCAGACGCGTTCCGGGGTGATGACCGGGGCCGCATCCTCACCCCACCGCGCCGTCCCGATTTCCGCCCCACAAGCCGCATAGCCCGCCATATCGACAAAACTGTCGAAATGTGCCGGGCTGGTGCGGATGCGCGCCATCTTGAGCATCCCCATCATCATCGGCACATCGACAGGGCGGATCGGCCCGCCGTCGAGGTATGCCGTCCACATGGCCGCGATCTGGCCGAAGTGGTTCTCGGGCACCCCGTAGTCCTGTTCCCGCTGGCCGGTGACCGCCGACCGTGCGGCGTCGAGTGTCTGTGTTCGGTTCATTTCGCTGCCCCTTTTTGGTCAGTGTGCAGGCCGTAAATCTTGTTTTGCCCGGTGCGTCTGAACTCATCTGCCATCATCAAGTAATTGTGGTGCCTGCAAATCTCGCACCTATCCCCGCTGTTCCTTTCATTCTTCAGGGATTTTGACCGCCGGGCCTCGTACTTACCGCAGTCGCAGCGCACCAACCACAATGGCTTGTCGATCAGTAGCCCGATCACTCTGAGTCTCCCGACGCGCAAGCCGGTCAGGTCTTGCGTATTCTTGGGGACCGGCCTCACCTGCTGCGGGGCATCCCAGTGATGCGGCGTGTTTATTTTTTTGTCCGGCTGATACTCGAACCCCTTTGCCATCACCATGGCGGCCGTTTTGTTGGTTGGCCGCATGGTCAGCACGACCCCAAAATCCTTCATTCCTCATTCCCTCATTTTCCGCCCCTCTGGTGCGCAACTCGGCATGAGGGGTATCGGTGTGGCTCATTGGTGGTAGTTGCGCACGCTGGCCCTGTTGCCGGGGCGTTGCGTGTGGTGTGTGGGGGTTACTCGGCGGCTTCCTGCATCACCGGCAGATACCCGGCCAGCCGTTCCCGCAGCTTGCGAGCGTGCTTCTCGGCGCTGCGGTCCACGTCGGCCATCAGGTCTTCGTGGCGTGACACCTCGGCAGCAATCGTGCTGTAGGCCACATCCAACGGGCTGCCATCGACCAGCACCAGGGCGCCGGACTCCAGCGTGTCGCGCAGGGCGTAGGCCACCATGAGGAAAACTTTGACCATGGCCGACTGCTCGTAGCCCTCCAGGCATTCGGCGGCGAGCGTCTTGACCCGGTTGCGCAGAGTTTGCACCCTTTTGCCGTCGAGGCCCGCGTACGCGTCGTCCTCGGCTGCCTTTATCGCAGCCAGAACGGCCCTGTCTTCGTCGTCGGCGGCACCACCCGCCGCGTCCATCGCTACCGCCATCCACACGGCCAGGAGGCGGGGGTAGATCGCCAGGGCGACCCGGCGGCGGTCGGAGAGGTAGGTCATTCTGCGGCCTCCTGGGATATGAGGGTGGCAGCATCGGCCAGTTGGCGTTGACGTTCGCGCTCGATCTCGGCGGGCGTCGGCTCGCGGTCGGCCGGGACGCGCTTCAAGCCGCCGCCAGCCTTGAGACGCGCCATCATCGCGTCAAATTCCGCCCGCTGCTGAGGCGTCTGGTCCTTGTACGGCACGGCTTTCGGCCTGGCGGCTTCCTCGGCGCGGCGCGCGTGCTCATCGACTTGCGCGGCGGCGCCACGGGCAACGCGGCGGCGCTCATCCATTAGGCGGCTTGCGTGCTTGTAAACGTCACCAGCACCCGGCACGAACGCACCGCCTGCTCGGCGGATTTCGTGGACGGTGCGCTCCACGATGTCGGCTGGAAATTCAGACAGGTCCATCGCAAGGCCGCGCGCAAAGACTTTGGCGTGCTGCTCATCGCGGAACGCGCCAGACGCGGGGAACATGCCGACCAGCATCCGCGCCCAGGTGGCCGCATGGTCTGCGGTGGTCGGCGTCATGGCGTCCGCCAACTCCCCCTGCACATCCAACAGCGCGGGCAACGGCAACAGCTTGTCGTGGTGGTCTAGTTTGGCGCCCGCATCCACGCGGTCGGCGTCCACTCCCAGCTTCACGGCGTGCAGGCTGGTCTTCGGGCAGGTACTGGCCGGGATGACGGCGGGAAGTTTGCTCATGGATACCCCCTGGCGATATCGGCTTGCAGTCCATCGAAGGCTGCGTTCACGAAGTCGGCTTGCTGGCCGGACCTGCTGGGGCTGCCGCGTGGCCGGTTGCTTTCCAGCGAGCGGCGGACCCAGTTGCGCCATGTCGCTTCCCAATCGGTCTTGGTCGCTTTCGCCCCCGGCTGGGCGGTCCAGTAGTCGTGGAACTTGGCCCATTCGGCCTGCGGGTCACGGTGGCCCTGCCCGACAGCCCAGGTCCGGTAGCCTTCCGGCAGAACGGCACCAGCGGGCAGGCGAGCGCCGCGCGCGGATCCTGAGCGAAGCGAAGGATCTTCTTTCTTCTCTAATCTAGTCTTATCTAGTCTAGCGGTCGTTTGCGTTCGGCTGCGTTCGGCTGCGTTCGCTTCGTTGGAAGTGGCGGTTTCCTGCGGTTCCTGGCTGGACTTTTCGGCCTTCTGGCGCTCCCTGTGGGCCTTGGCGCGCTCGGCGGATCCGTCCTCACGCTTCGGCTGTCGCTTGGCCCACCCAGTGACGGCATCGTCATCAAGGGTCTTGCTCTGCATCGCCTCGCGGATGGCGGCCACGTCCTCAGGCTCCATGTCCAGGCCGGCTGCTGTGTCCTCGTCATTCCAGCCCGCCAGGGTGCCGCGCGCCTCTGCGTTGGACGCGCATTCGAGCATGGCGGCCCACACCGCCAGCACGGCGACGAGCGGCTGACCAGAGCGGCGGGCGACAACCCGAAACTTCGGGTCGCTCACGGTGCCGTGGTGCCAGCGGAACCAATCGAAGCTCATGCTGCCTCCGGCTTGGCGAGGGGCTGGTACAAGGTCGCCCCGGCGTGCGCGCGGTCCCACACAATCCACAGGCAATCCATCGTCGGGGAGCCCTGCCCGGTGAAGTCCGGCCGCCAGGTCAGCGGGTAGACGGCGGCCGGCTGCCAGTGCGCCCACAGGTCGAGGCGGCTTGATGCGTGCCAGAACTGCGACTTGGCGAACATGGCGACGAACTCGAAGCCCAGGGCGTCGGCATGGCGCAGGAACGCGGCCTGCCCATTCTTCCGGCCCGCCAGCGTGAACGGCGGGTTCGTGACCAGCGCCCGGCAGCCACGCGGGTCGGTGTCGTCCAGGAAGTCAACGCCACCCTCGCCATACCCCCGGTCGATCAGGTCCGTGCTCACCACGTTCAGGCCGCCAGCGATCAGCACGCGGGCCATGTCACCGGCACCGCAAGCAGGCTCGCGGACTCGGCCATAGGCGCGCAGGCGATACCCGGCAGGGCTCGCCAGCAGGGCGCGCGTCACCTCGGCATCGGCGGTGGCGTAAAAGTCGTGTTCGCGGCGCGGCGCGGCGACGTGGCCCAGCTTCATGGGCGAGCCAGCGAGTGCGCGAGCAAGGCTCATCGTCCCACCCCCACCCGCATAAGTTCGTGATTAGCCTTCCGCAGATCGGCCGCCGCAGACTGCGCAAGGGCAGACCGGCGCCCGTGCTGGGCCACTGCGGCGTCATACCGGGCCTGGGTCTGCGCTCGGGCGACCTCCAGCGCGGCCAGTCGCTCGGCGCGGCTCGGCGTGTCGTTGCGCGGGGCCTGCGGGATGCTCGGCAGGTATTGGCGGGCAAGGTCTTTGACGGCCTGGAACATCACGGCACCTCAATCACATGCACGCCAAGCACGGCCTTCATGAGCGCCCGCTTGATCTTGTACTGAGGGGTCCGGGTGGCCGGGCTCTTCACGTCCTCGACCACGCGCGCCCCGGCGGCGTCGGTGTAGGCAAAATCCGCCCGGTACTCGACGGACCTGCCGCTGTCGCACTTGAGCCTCTGGCCATCGATCTCGAACTTGTAGGACGGATGCAATTGCAGGTCGGTGATCTGGCCGGTCTTGATGAGCAACCGAAGCTGTTCATACCGGCGGGCCTCGGCGCGGCTGTCGAACGTCTTGCCGTCGCTGGCCTTTGTGCGGATGGCGTGAAACTTGTTGCCTCGGCGCATGGCTCAGTCCTCCACCGGCACCAGGGCGAGGCGATAGCCCCGCGCCCGCGCCATGTCGCAAGCTGTCGCAAGCGTTGGGTTGCGCTTGCCCTGCTCAAGCTGACTGACCCGCTGACGAGACACGCCCATGGCGTCGGCAACGGACTGCTGCGTCACCCCGTCAGGGCGGCGGCAGAGGATTGCCATGATTGCGAACTCGTCACGCGGGCCGCTCATGGTCAGACCCCGATTGCTTGGCGGTAGAGTTCGAGAAGCTGTTCTTCTTCTTCGCGCTCGTGGGCCTCTTTCTTGCGCAACCGAATGATTGCCTTCATGGCCTTTGTGTCAAAGCCCTCGCTCTTTGCCTCCTGAAAGACCCCCTTTATATCTTCGGAGATGTCGCCCTTCTCGCTTTCCAGCCGCTCCACCCGCTCGATCATCGAACGCAGTCTGTCGGCAGTGCCTTGATCCATGCTTTCGCTGGGAACGGTCGCGCTCATCATTTCACCCTCTTCTTTTCTTCGTAGACCTTGCGGCGGCTGGCTGCGCATGTGCGGCACTGCCTTCCGCCGACCTTGGGTGTGACGTAAAGGTTGTCACCGCTGTACGGGTGCCCATGAGGGCAGTGAGTTTTGGACTTTTGCCGATGACCAAGGAGGGCTGGGGCGCGTCCGCGCAGGACGTTCACTGATTGCGTCACAGCCTCAAGGTGCTGAGGATTCACGCACAGCTTGTTGCGGCACAGGTGGTCTATGACCAAGCCGGGGCCAATCTTTCGCACGAAGTTTTCGTAACTCCAGCGGTGCGCAAGGCGGTAGTGTCCACCAAAAGAGAAAAGGCCATATCCAACGTTCGACTTCGTTCCAGACCAAACCCAGCAACCACCTTCTGAGACTGAAATCTTTTCAATGAACCGATGAACAGGATTTGGAAGATTTCTTCCGTCCCTGCCCGTGTACCCATTCCATGCCTGCGCGGCGTGTGCCGTGGATACCCGAAGAATTTCAGTGCCGGGGTCCATGCTCTCAGTCATTGGTCAGGTCCTTATGCGGTGCGCCAAACCCTGGCGCCGTCTCGTTGTGTCCGAATGATGAAGGTGTGCCCCGTCACCCGCTGCCAGTTGCCCCGCGAGCCCGACAGGTACTTGGCGGTCACGCCTGTGACGAAGAAGCTGTCACCCACCTCCATGGTCCTCCATGGGTACTTGACCGGCCTTCCGCGCTTGGGCTCTGGCACTGGAATGCCCTTCTCAACCGCGTGCATAGCTGGCCTGCCCGGTCAGCGGCTGGTAGTCGTCACAGTCCCAGGCCGGGAGCGCGCGACCAACGCGACGGCTTATGGCGGGCATGGCGCGCTCCTCAGGGGTCAGGCCGCGCGGCGCAGGAGTGGCCTTGGGCCATACCAGCCGGTCAGTCTTGGGGTGCGCTGCTCAATGGCGGCCATGATCTGGTTGTATTCCGCCTCGCTCCAGCGGTCAGTTCCCACCCGGAAAAAGGTGGCCGGGACCGAAGCTCCGGCCGAGTTTAGGGAGGAAACGCCGTCCAAGCTGGACGTGCCCACGGGGGACCCGGTGACAGCAGCCGAAGCCGCTGAAGTGGTAGCCTGCGCCGTCCGACCTGCCGAGGCGCTACCCGTGTGGGCGTAGGCGTCATCAGAGGTGGTAGGCGGCGGGCAAAAAAAATCGTGCTGGTCCATGGTCAGTTCCCCCATCCGGTGCGGGACTTGGCGACGACCCGCTGCACGACGGGCTTGCCACCGCGCATGTCTTTGGCGCGGGCGAAGGCGTCATCGGTGCTTCCCGCTACGACGGTCACCGCCGCCAGCAAGCCCAGGCAGGCACCAGCTAGCCGGCGCAGGCGATAGCTTGCCGTCCCCTCTATGGGTGCAACCTGCTCGCCAGCCTCGTGAGCCAGCGAGACAGACTCGCGAGCCGCCGGGCGACCATTGCGCGCAGCGTTCTCGTGGCGGGCGATGCGGGCTTCAAGGTCGGAAAGCTCCTTATTGGCAAGGGCGATTTCGTGCGTGGCGCGGGTGATGATCTGGAACGGGCTTTCCTGCTCGGTCAGCGGCGCGAACACGTACAGCAGGAACGCCGCGCCCCACTCGGCAACCATCGCCGTCATCGCCGCTTCACCGGGCCAGGACCGGCCCTCCATGTAGCTGCGGGCCGTCGAAGGTTCGCAGCCGATGCGGCGGGCAAGGGCCTTCGGGCTGTCGGCATTGGCGCCAAGCCAGCGCACCAACTGCGCTTTGCAGGGATGACCTTCAGCCATCAAATTCTGTGCGATTGCAGTCACTGTATTCCCCTCTTGGTTGGTGCACTCTCAGGCTGTACAGAGCCGATGGAGCCCTACCGTGATGACCGAGGCCGCAGCCCCTACCCTGTTCCCCGACCCCGACCGGATTGACCGGGAGCGGCGGCGCCTGCTGCATCTTCTGGACCTCTACCCGGCCGACGAGCGCATCACGCTGTGGTGGGGAATGCTGGACCGGCTGGACCAGATCGGAGGCGAAGATGCGGCGGCTTGAATCTTGCTGGCGGGGGACACGCTCTACTTGCCTATCCCCCGCCGACTCCTATGCTGGTGGTGCGAACCAAAACCAAACACAGGAGGAACCTTCATGGCGGACAACTTCGATATCGAACTGCGGTCCCTTGAGATTGACGATGACGGCCTCTACGACACTTTCGTGGTCACCTTTGCCGTCACCGCTGGGGCCAATCAGTTTGATGTCCCCATCCGCGTTGCGAGATCGAACACCACCGACGTTGATGCTGTTTTGGTGGCCCGCCACTACTTCAGCGTTGTCGCTGATGCCATGGCGGGCACGTCCAACAAATGGCGCCTTGACGAAGAGCGGCTCGCCGCAGTTACACAGCCGCTCGCTTAAGCCCACCGAACCCATCGGCCTT